TGAGGTTGGACCAAGATTCAAACGACTTGCGTAGGTTGTAGGAACCGTCGTTGTAAACAGTAAGACCCCAGTTATCATAAGACCGGTCAGCAGGAAACTTCATGGTTCTGCCCATGAAGTTAGCCGTGCCTTCAGTCAATTTTGAAGCAGGAATCTTAGCCCCTTTGCAGAGAAAGGTAATCTGACTGTTGGAGTTGCCGTTGTTCAAAAGGCCACCGACAGAACTGATTGCTCCTGCTGCGGCAGTTCCAAAGATTGCTCCTGCCACGCCTGCTGCTGCATTAATGGCACGAGATCCTCCGCTTGGAAATGAACCTGTTACCAGATAAAGGTTGTCTCTCGCACCACCATTAATAAGGTTTGCTCGGAAAGCGTCTATGCTGAATTGGCTGTATGCCATTTAAGGTCTCCTTTTCCTTATTTAGGGGTGATTAACCGCCTACCTCTGTGAACGAAACACCTGTCTTGGTAGCAATGAAATTCAATTGGATGAAATTGATGCTACGGGCAGGTCTGATGTAGATGTCTGCAACAAACCGATTGCCATCTATGACTTCAGCCGTGTTATTTGACTCATCGCACTTGACGAGGAAGTCAGTAATACCACGACGATTTTGCACATCGCGCAAGAACGGTTCAACCATCGAGCGGAATTGTGAGCGTGTGAAGGCATCGTTGAATTCGAAAAGGCTGTATTTGGCAGCCGTTGCAATTGCCTTCTCAAGTACGATGAACAAACGACGAACATTGATGCGGTCAAATGCCGAGGGCTTGGTCTGCGCGGTTTTATCACCGAACAGCAAAGTTCCCTCTCCTGGCATGGTGATAACAGGATTGATGGCGTTCTGATACAGTTCATCGCGGTGAGTCTTATTGGGATTATATGCAAGGCGAATCGTGTTTCGAACCACCCCACGATTGAATCCCGCAGGCGAATACCAAGGATCGTTGGTAAGGTCTGTACGAGCGCAAAGACCGGCAATGTCTGCGTTCAGCGGCACATATCGATAAGTATCATTGTACGAATCATATTGATACTTGTAGCCCGTATCGATTACGGTATAGGAAGAGTTACCCACAGCATTTCTGAAAGTCTTGGCTGTGGACAACTTAGTGGCTTCATCTGTGGATGCATTATTAATTACGGGCGAGACAAATGCCACGCAATCCTTTCTTGCATTTACGATATCACGAAGGCTTCCAACATTCGTGACATCGATTGGTCCACCAATCAGAAGAGATACATCAGACTGGTCTGGATCTGCAAAGAGATTATAACCTCTTCCTGTTGCAAACAACTGACTGCCTGACGATTCAAATTCACCGGTTCCACCTTGAAGATTAAGACGGAAAATGCCTGTTGCAGTTACACCGGTTGTAGAACCTGTGTCATATCTGCTGCCTGTTACAGATGAAGGGTTGAAACTCCATGTTCCAACGCCATTGTTGGTTCCTGCTGTCAAGCCAGAACCTGTCACTGCTCCCGCAATGAAAGGAGCGGACGCAAATGACGAGATTGAACCCGCGACTCCGATATACTTAGACTCGTTGTTTATTTTGCTCTTGAAATACGCATTCGTTCCATCTTGCTCGATTGCATTTGGATCAAGCGAAAGACCCTGAAATCTTTCAAGAACCGTGTCTATTGTTCCGCTAAATTGACCAAGGCGATCAAGAACGACAAGATGGAATTCATCATTTGCGTCAGTCAAGCCAAGAGTTGTTCCTGCATAATAGGAAGTATTTGGAACCGAATCAAATTGAGAACTGTAAGTCCATGCATTGAAGGCGGTTAGACCAGAGTCAGCACCACAAATTTCGATAGCAAGACTGTTTCCAAGAGATCCTGGATACTTTCCAAAGAACATGCCCGAAGAAGTGCTAACTGTAGGAAGATCAGTATCACTGTTAGGAATGTATCCTTGTGATCCGGTTTGTCCTGCATTGCCTGCCGATGCTCCGGCTGTGGTGACACGAACAACCTGAAGATTGTTTCCATAGCCTAGGAAGTTGGCTGCGCTGAACCAATACTTGAAGTTGTCATCGTTGGGGGTGCCGTAAAGAGCGACAAGATTGGCGACATCGGTCACGATTACGCGCTGATCTGCCGGACCCCACTTGAAATAGCCTGCAATACCGGCATTTGTGGTAGCCACCGCAGGAATGATCGTGGTCAAGTCTCGTTCAGTGATTGTTACGCCAGGACTGATTTGGAATCCCATAAGGGCGGTCTCCTGTGATTATTCAAAAGTTGCGAACGACTTTATTTAGCATTTCTACCAGTTAGCCCCTCCGTAGAATGGCTCATCGTTGAATGGGCTGTTTTGTTGTAGACGCTCTTGTTTTGGGGTCATTTCTCTTCCCAAATCTATTTCATCCTGCGTTCTTTCGCTGTCCTCGCCAATTTCTAAAAACCCAAACGGAACAAGATCTTCTTCAAGTTTTTTCAGTTTATCTTCAAACAATTTGCGCCGTATGTCTGTGTTGACAATATCTTTAAAATATGGTTGTGTAGTAAGCCATCCAAACATAACGAGCGTTGAAATCAAGTCATCATTGTATCCAGGACTTGCTTCATACGAAACACCTTTCGCAACATAAGTTGAAAGTTCTGCAATGATGTCAAAATCATTCAACAGAATTTTGTCATGTTCAATCATTTCCTTGAGAACCAGACACCCTGTCTTCTTTGTTTGATTTGACATTTTGATGCCATACTGAACTCTTCCCGTACCAAATCCTTCTCCTGCTTTTTGTCCTTTTTTGCCTTTTACAGTGATGTTAATGATATTTTCGTATTCAAGTTCTTCACGAAGAATGTCAGAGACCTGTTGTCCCGTGTCGTTCAATTCAATCAGTGCATATGCTTCGTTGTATCGATTGCCAAGAACCTCAATAAGATTGGGGAATATCATTACGGGCATCACATTGTTTCTGAATCGAGCCACGACTTCATATGGCATTTGCGTTGCATCCACCACGGTTACAGCATGATAGTCCTGTCCTTGACCACGGGAAGTGTCTACGCACATTGCATAAATGTGATTTTTGATTGGTGCCTTGTAAACAATTAACCCTTCTTCATTTTGAAATATTGGCTGCTCATGTGCCAATGAGGATATCTTGGATGCTTTGATGAGGGTGTCTTCCGAACCAAGAAATTCGCATTCATATTCCTGATACCAAAGTCTTTCGTTGGACAGGCTTTTTCTTGTGATTTCCTTCCATTTAGAATCTCTGCCAGGCACCTCACTCCATTTTGCTTCTATGGGTATGTACTGATTTCTTCCTGCCTCTGCATCCTTCCACAACTTATAGAACATGTTCATGCCACGAGGTGTGGACACAATTACGACCTTTGAGGTCTTTCCTGATGAAATTGTTGGGTAAACAGATGAAAAGAATTCTTGCGCTATATTTTCGGGAATATGTGCAAACTCATCGAGCAAAAGAAAGTTGAAACTGTCTCCACGAACTGCGGATGCACTCGTTGCGGCAGAGACTACTTTCGATCCATTCTCCAAGGTAAAACTCAATTTGTTCCACTCTATAACCCCTTGCTGCATCCATTTTGGAAGATTTTCATACGCAAATTTCAGTCTGCTCAACAATTCGCTAGCAGTCTTCAATTTATTGGCGAGAATGGCAACCTTATAGTTCGGAATGAACAGTATGCTGTGAAGAATGTATCCAAGCATGACTGTGGACTTCCCGCTCTGACGGGGTATCTTGGAAATCACAAAACGATTGCTGTGAATTGCTTTGACGATTCTCTTTTGAAAGGGATACATTTTGAAGACAATTGGACCTTGATCAAGGGAAACTATCTTCATATAAGTTTCAAGAAAATGAATAGGATCCTTGGAGCAACGAACATATTCCGCCAACTCCTCATTGGTGTATTGCACCTGAACATTTGGTCCCTTGATCAGGGGATTTCCGAGATAACTATCACCCTGTTTGCGAGGCATCGTCGTTCTCCGTTTGATCGGCAATCATCTTGTTGTTCATGTTTCTTATCATTTTTTGCAAATCAGCAGTGTTTCCTACGAATATGCTGTTGTTTGTGACATTTGTAGTTTTACCAGGTTCTTCCTTCTTGATATCCTTGATCTGCTTGTGAAGATGCATCAATTTATTGTTTGCTTCAAGAGAAGCGGATATCAACTGAGCAACAACCTCGTAAGCACGGGGATTCTGGCTTTCAACGGCAACTTCAAGAATATTCTCTATTGCTTCTTCGGATTTCTCTATTATCCGTTTGAGATTGTCCCTGACTTCGGAATAGTCTCTGTCTGCATCGACTCTATTGACTTTTACACTCTTGACCTCTGTCTGAATTGTGGTCGGTTCCTTTGCAGGTTCGGGTTTCGGCAAGTTCAAAGCATCAGACAAATTTTCGTCAACATTTCCCATGATGAATCCTCTTTCAGAATGTAGTGATATTGACCACTACCTGACCTGTCGTTCCTGGCGTGTATCCTGTGGCTCCTGTCACGGCTTGTACTGTAACTTTATGATTTGATCCTGAAGGTCCGTATGCTGCTGTTATGTTTCCGGTTCCGCCGCGAGCAGTAAACGATGCTTCCACGGAACGAATGACGGGTGCCGCCTTAATCGGTCCATACAGATACAGTTTCA